ATCGAGAGCGCTTCATCGTCGACGCGTTTCAGCGTCAGCGAAAATTCGATCTTTCGCGGGATGCCTTCGGCCGTGTGATAGGTCTGCGTCTCGTTTAGCGAGTCGATGGTGAAAGCGCCGTACACATTGCCGGCGCCGTCCACCAGCACATAGGCATCGCCGGCGTCGCCCATCGTCGCCAGCTCCTTGATTGACGCAATCGAGCCGACCGACTCGGGCGCGACGGTGCCGGTAAGCGTGATCGTGTCATCGCCCACGCCGACGAACTGGCTTGAGTCGCGCGCGCCGACGCGCGAGCTGGTGCGGTGTTTCCAGTTGCGTTGACGCTGCAGCTCCTTGAGCGGTGCCGAGGTCAGGCTAAACACAAACTGGTCGAGGGACATCATCATGTCTGTTTTCTCCGCTTACTGGTCCGACAGGCTCGATCCACGGCGAGCCTGTTGCGAACGCGTCGCGCGCTCCAGCTCGGCGCGCACCATGCGTCCGATTTCAGCCGGGTCCATGCCCGGCGCCGCGTGAATGTGAATGGTGATCGGGCCGAACGCCGCCGGTGCCGCATTGCCGACCGCGCTGGCGGCCGCTGGTGCCGCTGTCAGGGGCGGCCGGGTGTCAATGGGTACGGTCGCCCGAACGATCGGCACGGCGGCCGCCTGTGCGATCGCTGCGCCATTGGCCAGCGCCGGCATGCCGAACGAGGTCGCTGCGATCGTAGCGAGTCCGATCGCCGCCTTCGCTACCCGTCCCTGTTCGCCTTCCATGCCGATCGCCGCGCCCTGCCCGATGAAGCCACCCAGCTCGCCGAATACGCGGCTTGGGCTATGGATGCCAAGCTTTTCCTTGAACCATCCAACAGTCGAATCGGCGACGCCCGTAATCGCATCCTTCACCGCGCCTAGCCCGCTGGTGATGCCGTTGACCAGGCCGGAAAGGAGGTTCGCGCCGAACTCGGTGAACGTCGCCGGCATGTCGATGCCGAACCATGACAGCACGCCGGCGAATGCCTTGTAAAAGAGACCGAGCGGCGACCAATTCAGGATCAGCGCGCCAATGCCCAGCAGGCCGCCGTTCGCGGCGGTCTGCATATCGGCGAACAACCCGTCGACAACGCCGCCGGCCATCTGTTTAGCCCGGTCCCATCCGGCGCTGATACCGTCGCCGATTGCCGAACCCTTCTCCTTGACCCAATCGACGGATGCGCCCCATTTCGATGAGACCCAATCCCACGCTTTGCCCGCGCCGGCCTTGATGCCCGCCCACATCTTCGCGAACTTCGGGCCGAGCGTGTCCCAGTTTTTCCAGATCAGAAACGCGCCGAGTGCGATCAGGCTGATTACCGCGATCAGTGGATTCGCCATTGCCAGCCGGCAGAGCAGCATGAGCGCCTGACCGGCTATGCGCAGACTCCCGACGACGCCGCCACGCAGCAGCGACGACAGGCCGCCGAATACAGCGCGCAATATCCCGCCTTTCATGCCGAGCGTGGTCATGCTGAATTTCAGGACCGCCATCGGGCCGAGAATGCCGGCCAGCACAATCGTCAACGTACCGGCGACGACCAGCAACGCGGCGAGCGCGGCAAGCGTGACGAGAATGACGCGGGAGGCCGTCTGGTGTTCCTTCATGAAGCCGTTGATCTTGTCGACGGCAGACGAGGTCTTATCAAGCGCGGCGTTATAGATCGGAATGATCTTTTCGCCCATCTCTTCTTTCAGGTCTTTCAGTTTGGACAGCGCGGCCAGCTCCTTCCCTTCCGTTTGCTCGCGGCCGAGCTTGTCGAGGTCGTCGATACCGTAAGCCCCCTTGTTCAGCCGCTCGCTCTTGTGAATCTGGTCACGCTGCAGGTACATCGTCGAAAACAGGTTCGCGCCGTTGCCGTTCGTCATGATGGTGGCGAACTCGCTCAGAACCTTTTCCTTGTCGGTGATGCCCTTCGCGGCCAGCTTCGGCAGCAGGACTTTTTCCATCCACTCGAACGGTGACTGGTTGTAAAGCTCGTGGCCGATCAGCGCGTTGGGCTTGATGCGCTTGACCGTTCCGGTGGTGGTGTATTCGACCGACTTCTTGTCGACGAGTCCCAGATCCACCATGCGCTTTGCGGCGCGCACGGTAGTCTTGCCTTGCATTAGGTTGCTGTACGCGGCAGAAACGCCGGTGCCCGCGGCATGCCCGCCCATTTCCTGAATCAGTGGCTCCATCTGGTAAAAGAACGCGTCCTGCCGCATCTGCTTGGCCGCCGTCTTGCCTGTCTGGATGAAGTTGCGCCACTCGTCGCCGCCCACGCGGCCGCCGGTCGCGGACAGCACCTTTTGAACCATGTTCGCTTCACTCCTGAACGTCGCTTCGTTCTTGGTGCCGCCGCGCAGCTCAATGACCTTGAGCATGTTCATGAACTTCTCTTCGTTCTCGTGCCCCTGTTCGCCGCCGAACATGGCCTCGTTCGCGAACTTCATTTTTGTCAGCGTCGGCATGGCCATCTGTGCGTGATGTTCATCGGCAAAAATCGACATACTGTCGCGCATCAGGGTCATCTTTTCGGCGAGGCTGGTGCCGGTCGCGTCCATCTTTCGCACGTAGGCTTCAGCGTCTTTGGTCGCATGGTCGCCGAGGCCGAGCGCCGTAATACGGCCGCGCTCGTTCTGCACCTTCTTCGCTTCGTCGAGGGATTCATGCATACCGCCCAGCATGTGCATGCCGGTCGAGCGCGCGGCATAGCCGCCGACCGCCATGCCGGCGGCCACGCCCTGAATGGATTGCATGCTTTTGCGGGCGGTCGCCATCTTGCGCTCGCGTTCGCTGATTGCATCGAGCTTGCCCATCTGCGCATTCATCGTGGCCGTGGTGGCCGCGATGTTCGTGCGCAGCTCGCGTTCGTGCTGTGCAAGGTTGCGCGTGTCGACGCCAGCGCCGGCGAGGCGTTCGCGCATCTCCTGCAGGCCGGCCGTCTGCTTTTTCTGTTCGGCGCCGAGCTGCGAAGCGGCCTGCCTTGCCTTCGCCAGTTCGCCCGTCATCTGCTGCGAGGGCGGCCCGAACGCGCGCAGCGAGCCGGCCAGCTCCTTCACCCGGCCGCGTGCCGCGTTGAGTTTGGTGGACGTTTCCGTCAGGCCGGCATGCATCTCGCGGAATTTGCCAACGTCCTTTTGCGTCTTGCCCATGTCGGCCAGCTCGCGCCGCGTTTCCTTGAGCGAGCTGGCGAGCCCCTTGTTACCGGCGAGCATGGTTTTCAGGGGCTTCGTGATGCCGTCGATCATGTCGAACATCACGCGAAGTTTCAGGGCGTTATCCATCGTTATTCGTTCCGCTACGTAGTCGCGCGCGCTCGCGCCATTCCATCAGCTCGGCCGGGTAATAGGCGTCCATCGTGGCCGGTGTCCATCCGCTGAAAACCGTCGCGATATCGGCCATCGCGTCTTCTACGCGTTCAGGGAGTCCAGCTTCGCTTTCATTTCCTTCGGCATTAAAAAACCGGCGAAGATACCTCCCAATTGCACGAGGTCGGCCGGGTCGAGCTGCGCCACGTCCATTTCGGTGAGCGTGGGCGTACTGATACGCGGCAGCACCTTTTGCAGCGAGGCGATATCGAGGTCGACGAGGCTCGACAGCGACGTGCCGCGCAGCTCGCCCGAGGTCGGCCGGCGCAGCGTGATATCGGTGATGGTCTGCGCACCACGCCTGATCGGAAAATCGAGCGTGTGCGTGTTCGGGTCTTTGGCCGCCGGCGCGGTGGTGTCGAGGGCTTGCGAAGCGGTGTCTTTCGTGGTCATGGTTGTATCCGTTCGGGTGATGAATGTGATTGCGAATGTGACTGATGAGGCCTGCCCGATCGAGGGGCAGGCCTGCGCGTGTTACAGGCCGATCGCGTTGCGAAGTTGCTGCAGCAGGTCGACGCCGTTGATCTTCTCCACCATGTTGATGAAGTCCATTTCAATGAGGTCTTCGCCGTTCACGGAGAGCTTGTAATAGCTCGCCACGGTCGTGATCTTCATTTCGGTGTCTTCCTTCGGCTTGGCGGAACCGAAGTCGATTTCCTTGTGCCGGCCCTTCACGACGACTTCGATCGAGTCGTAGCCGTCCTTGTCTTCGGCCTGATAACCGCCGGCGAAACGCAGCAATACGCCATCGTGTTTCGTGATGCCGTATTGCTTGAGAACGTCCGGCATGAAGCCGCCGCACGTCCATTCGAGCTGGATCGCCTCCTGCCCGAAGTCGATTTGAATCGGGCCGCTCATGCCGCCGCCCTGATAGTCCTCCATCTTGCGCGTCAGCTTCGGCAGCGTGATTTCCTTCGTTTGCCCGACAAAGTTCGTCCCGTTATGAAACAGGTTGAACCCCTTCATTTTGCGTGGCATGCCCATCTTTTTTACTCCCTGTTAGGCCGTGACGCGTGAGGCGAAATCGGCGAGATAGCGGTCGGTGATGCGCTGGCGAAGCATCAGGTTTTCGAGCGGCGGAACCGGGCAATAGTCATAGTCGATGTACGACTTGCCCGATTTGAGAACGTCGGTCGTGTTCGGCTCCGGGTCGAACCACGACGAGCCGTCGATCAGATAGCCCTGCGATTTCCACTCGCGGAACTTGCCGTTGATGCTTTCGATAATGTCGCGCGCGAGCGACGGATTCAGCGGCCCGTCGACGACCGGCATCTGTGCTTCGGCCATCGTGTCGGCCAGCACTTGCGCGGTGCGCGTGTAGTTCTCGAACGCGAACAGCGGATCGTCCGAGCAGGTGCGCGAGCCCCAGAAGCGATAGCCGTTCCGGTTGATGAGCGTCGTCACGTCCTGTTCGTTGAGATAGCCGGCATCGGTGTCCGGATCTTGCAGATCCCACGAAACCGGCAGGCTGATACCCGTCACGCCACTAACCGCGACGTTGGAAAGCGTCTTGTGCCAGCCGGTCGCCTCGTCGATCAGCGCACGCAAACCAACGGCGTAGGCCGTGGCCGGGACTTCGACCGTCTGGTTGGCGTTGTCGTCCCACGCGAGGAAGTTCGGCCAGATCACCATGACTTCGCGCGCGCTGAACTGCTTGCGGTAAGCCGTGGCTTCTTCCTTCGTTTTCGCGCCGGCGGCGTAGATGTAGGCGAAGCCTTTCAGCGCCTTCGCCGTGGCGGCCAGCTCGGTCCCCACGGCCTGCGTATCGAGCATGGGCGC